CATCAGCAGAATCTAAGACGTTTACATCATCAACAAATCCATTAGTTGGTATGTTATCTGCGGCTTGCTTTACAGCACGTGGTGAACCGCTTATATTGTCAAACACAAAAGCCATGTCTCTATGCTTTTCAACAAGACGAATCATTGCTTCTTTGTCTTTAAAAGTACTAGATAACCAAACATCTACAACTTCATCTGTAGTTTTGGCTTCACTTAATAAATGCGCTAAAGTAGTTCTATCATTAGAGGCTCTAATAGTTGGATGTTGCATAATTGCAGCAAAATCTCTTTCAGCAAACCATTTCATACTGGCGTAGTATTCGCCACCAGTTGCCCTTGAAGCCTCAATACCTTCACGGAGTCTTTGTGGAGATACTGTAGTTAAACCTTGAATTGGCTTTGGTAAAAAGAAAGCCTTTAAATAATCTGAAGTTTTAGCATCAACTTCACCCATTGGGCGAGTGATTAATCCTTTTCTAGCAATACCTCCTGCTTTAGCAATTTTGCCTAGCGGGTCAGTGTAAATGCCAGCAATTAAATCTGTAGTTGCAGATACGTTACGTATCATGCCTGGTGTTTCAAAAGCCTTTGCTCTATCCTGAGCATTGAATATATCAAAGCCTGGGTCAGCAAATGCGTTATCTGGCTCAAGAAATTCTGGAGCAGCAGAACGATAAATTCTATCAATTAAGTAGGCTGTAGATTGACCTAAGGAAATATCTTTTTGTGCTTGCTTAGCACGCTCATAATCACCAGTTGCAGCACCTAAAACAGCACCAGACAACGGTTCGCGTATAAATTTACCGCCAAGTTCATAAGAACCTTCGGCAATTTTCATAAATGCTCTACCTGCAGCGGAACCAATTTTACGAACTGGATACGAAGCAAGTCCAGTGGCTGCACCGAAAGTTGATGCAGCAACACTAAATGCATCTTCAAAGATATTTTTATCGTTACGACTAATAGTAGAAAGGTCATACATCAAGGCAGGCAAACCAACTTCGTTTGCAAATCCTTGGTTCTGCGCTAATCTATCAGCGTATCTACCTAAGTTTTCAGACCAACTCATACAATGCTCTTTACGTACCTCACGAAGTTCCTATATGCATTGGTCGATGATGGTGATTCAGCCACTCTTAACATAGTAGGAAGTGCTTCTCTTAACTTATTCAAATCTTCTGCAGAGAGTGTCTGATTATTGGCGTACATAACTTCAGTGCCAGCACCTGGACCCATATTAATACCAGTAGTTACTGGCTCCCCTGGGAATTGCGTTGGGGCATCAAGGGGCGTTAAGTTCATCGGTTTTGATGATGCTCTATTTGCCCTGGAAGGTCTAGTTGTATTTACCTGTGGCTGAACTCCTGGAGTAGTTCCAGAAATTGGAGCAGAGGTTTGTGTCTCGTAAAATTCTCTAGCATTCTCAACGCCAGGTGTATACATTGCGGCTTGGCCTGCGCCACCTGTAGCGGAAACGTTCATTGGATTATTTTGAGGAGCGGTAGGTCTAAATCCACCACGGCCTTCGTTAGCCATTACGCTCATCATCATCTCCTAAAAATTCAATATCTTCTCTTACAAAATCTTCAAACATTTTCATGTCAGTTTTATGGTTAATGTCTGATGCTATAGTCTCAGAAACATTTTTAAACAACCATGCAGCACTTACAAAAAGTCTATATATAAATTCAAAAACTAAAATTAAAAAATACATTTTGTTAAGAGGGCGAGAGGGGATGACATACCCTTCTTCATCTGTAATTTTTATATATTGGGTTGTTTCCCTCAAGCCCTCTCCTTTGGATTATTTTGCGCGTGAACCGCGAATTCCCCCTGGCTGTTTTGCGTTCATGACAGTTCCACCTTTTGGTGAAGCCTTGCCACCTTGAGCCACTTTTTGAGTAGGGGCTTTTCCAACACCGCCTTGTCCTGCGGGTTTTTTAAACATTTTCTTCATTTACTCACCTCCCCTAGGCTGGTAAACGCCTAGAAATAGACGCTTGTAAATTAGGCTGACCAGCAGAGGTCAACCCAGCGAGTAGAGTTTGTATATCTGGTCTACCACCTTGACCAATTTGTCCTGGTGCTACACCTCTTAGATTTCCAAAGGCATCAATACCTTCTAAGTTTTCGCCACCAGCAGAAGGGGTCAAACCTGGCTGAGCCTGAGGGCCACCTGGAGAGCCAGGGACCGCGCCTTCTGTGGTGGGAACCTCACGTGGCGCAAAGGCTTGTGCTACAACTTCTTCTATTGCTTCGCCTTTTTGCCTTCCCTTGATAACAGTAGAAAGCGCATATAAAACATCTGCAGGGTTTTGACCATTCTGTGCGAGTACTGGGATAGCCTGAGCGTATCCAGCAATAGCCGCTTTCATGGCATCGCGCATTTCTTCTGTGTCAACTTTTTGTTCTTCTTCAACAGCATTGAAAGAAATAGGAAGTTGACGACGTAGGAAATCGCGACTAATCAATTTATCACCGCGTGCTTGTAATCCAAAGATTAAAGCGCGGTTGGGGTCAAGACCAGCCATTAAACCGTATTGAACATCTACAGTGTAATCGCCTTTAATATCTTTTTCTGGTCTATATTTAATTTCGTAGGGAGTACCATTCTCATTACCGCGTAGAGTTTTCTCTGCACGTGCGAATAGTTGTTCATCTACTTTGAAGCATAAACTAATAATTTCAGTAAATACTCTGGCAAACATTGAGTGAGCAGTTTTGATTTGGGTATCAAATCCACCCATTAATGCTTGAACACCACGACCAGTGACGATAGAGGCATCTAAGTTGCCACCACGTACTTCTGGATAACGTGAGCCTTGGCGCATTTCATTTTCTAATAGAGCCTGTTGGCTAAATGCACCTTGTGGAATTTCAATCGGTACTCTACGAATCTTTTCTGGTTGTTGTGAACGCAGAACTGAGTCGGGTCCTAAAGCGAGTTCTCGCACATCCTCTGGCATTGCTATAGGTGCTTGTACTGACTTTTGTGCGGCCTCTAAAGAGAGCAACGCGAATCTTGCCTTTGCCACCTGGATGGCGAGAACATCATCAAATTGACCGCGAGGGTTATCGTCAAGTGATGGTCGTTGTACAACACGAACCATGCACTCACCTAGTAAGTTAGGTGAACGGTCTAATAATAAATTTCCACGCCCTGGTAGGAAAATTACATCTTGGTCTTTATCGTGATAGCGAACAATCTCAGTCATGCCAGTTGGATTGTTTCTATCTTGAATAGCATAGGCTAGTTCAGGATATTGAGCCATCAAATCTTGGGTTGGCTTTAGCATTCTTTGGAATAAAGATTGAACTCTGCCAAAGCGGTCAATGGTTGGGTATGAGCCAATAGAGTCCAAAAAGCGAATTTTTGGCATTTGGCTTTCAAAGTCAACTTCAACCTGAACAGGTACGAAGCCATAAGAATAATATCTATCAGCAGCCGTATACATTTGGCGCTGTAAGTCAGAAGCCTCAATATAGCCAGCAACAATCTTGCTACGTTTTTCAGCAAATTTTCTAGCAGCATCTGACACCATTGTGCTAGATGAGCAGTTAAATGAAGGAAGCGGCGCAGTTACTTCAGCCAAGTCTCTGGCTGCAATATCCACCATGTTAGCAACGATAGGTTCATTAAATGGACCATCATCTGGGAACAAGTCTGGATATACGTCTTGCATTCTGCCAGAGCGGATGGCTAAGACATCTTGCATCTTTCCATCGCGTTCAGCATAACGGCTTCTTATTGCCGTGTAATGCGAATGAATTTGTTCTATATTAAGCATTTATAGTTTGCCACTTATCTTCTAAATCAAATACGTTAACGCTATATTGGTTATTTTTATCGTATCTGGTTAAAAACGGATTTTTAACATGACTGCGTTGGTATGAATTTATAGCCTGTATTCTGTCGCGGCAAGCCAACTCTGCAAACCAAAAAGACATAACGCAGTCTGTCTTTTGAGTCTTTGGTGCTCCTGGATACCAAACAGATAATTGCTCAACCAAGGCTTTAACACCTTCAGATTGATATGTGGAAGGAAACTCGACTAAGGCTCTGCCATCTTTCCAACCAGAAAAAAGTGTAGCCAAAGAAGCCACACCGAAATCCGCATCCCATTTATTAGCACCAGTATGATGCTCGCGAAGGGTAGAACCGTAGTTAGCCAGGTTTTCGCGAATTTCTCTATCTTGAGTAATCATGGTCTGTAGAGCATTCTTTTCTACTCGCCATTCTGAAATTCTATACTTCTCGGTCCAACGTTTAAACAAATCTCTAATACCATCAGGAGTCATACCAGCCTGATTGTGTACATCAAGTATGTAGCGCTTTTGGTCCGATAGGTCAAGTCCTATTACCGTGGCAGCGCTATAGCCAGCGCCAGCGGGGTCAAAACCAGCGATAACTATAAGTCCATCCATACCGTTAGGTCTACAGGCAGGCATACCTCTAGGTATCAAACCTGCTTGTCTACCAGAGTTAACGGTTGACTTAAGCATGTCAATAGGAAAGATTGAGTCCTCATGTACCTGTTGTTGCTGGTACACCATAGCCCACATATTGGGAGACATACGAGCCCTGCGTTTAAACAGCGCAGGTCCATTCCATTTAGGATACATGCCATTTTCGTCTGGCTGCTGAACTACGCCAACAGGTGGCAAGTTGGTCTTAGGCCAAAGGGTTACCCATTTCTTAGGGTCGTCGTCAAATTCTAATACTGCGGGTTGGCTTAGATAAGTCCAAGGAGATATTTCGTCTGGGTATCTCATAGGGTCGCGAAGTTCTGAATATAAGTCTTTAGGTCTAAGTCTGGTTCCCACGACTA